TTCTCATAAATTTTATATTCTCTTTTTAGTTTTTGCATCTTCAAGACTTCTGCCATCATGTCTTGGCTATATTCTAGTGCAGATGCCCACTCATTTTTGTCTGATGGATTCTTAAAATCATTCATAGTTAGAGCTAAAGACCTTACATTCATGAAAGACTCCACGGGAAAAAACAAAACTTGTTCTATGTCCAATGCTACGAGTGCTATGATATCGCAATCGTTTCTGGTGTAGCATCTCTTGTCTGATCCTTTGGATATCGTAAAAGAGTATCTAGCTAAGTTATCTCTTTGTAGCACTGTCTTTACTTCCACTCGTTGTGCTACCTTTAATCCCGAACCACCAACCACGGCTATGTCAACACCATCTTGTTTTACCAAAGATGCCGCGTAACCAAGCATGGATAGTTTAAATACTGTCAAACTCTCACCTGCATTACCCACAATTTTTTCGCCTCTTAACTTACTCATTTCCTTGGTCTCCTTCTGCTAGTTACTCTATATCCTTTTTTTTCATATTTTTTCGCATCTTTTTCGACATAAGTTTCTTTTATTTTTTTCTTATCTTTGTCGTAAATGTAGAACTTCTTTGTTATACCTTCAACCACTCCAATACCCTTTCCCCTAATGTTATGTTGGCTAATTTGTTTTTATTTACCAATGTCTTAACTATGTGGACATCAACTGTGTTTGGACTTACCAAGTCTACATACAACACGGGATTGTGTTGCCCGACTCTGTGTGCCCTATCCTCTGATTGCACCCTCGACTCCAAATTGAAATCGTTAGAATAGTAAACTACATTCTTCGCGGCATGGAGTGTCAGACCCATACCACCCGTCTGTGGATTACTCACAAAGAATCTCGTAGGATCTGCCGAATCTTGGAACTTCGCAATCGCCTCGTCTCTTTCTGCCATTGTCGTGTCCCCAAAATATGTAACTGTAGAATCATTCCCATAGATACCTTTCAAAGTCTCGGCTATTTTTACTATGTCATGGCGAAACCTAGACCATATAATAACCTTGCCTTCCATCTCTTCTATTACTTCAAGAAGCACGGACAACCTATTGTTTTCTATAGGTATTGTCTCTCCGTCATCTGTTACAAGATACCCACATAACAACTGTTGTAATCTCAAAAGTCTTGTCATGACCTCGGGTGCAGTTACCATCTCTCCACTTTCAAGCAGCGCCACCGAACTACTCTTAATACTTTGATAGTGTCTTTCTTGCTCCATTGTCAGATCAACTTGCCGTGTCGTGTATATCTTTGGTGGCAGATCAAGTGCTTCATCTTTTGTTACTCGATATGAATATGGTGCTATCTTGTCTTTCAATTCATCTAAGTTCTTGTACCCAACAACTCTGTTAAAAGAATGTGAACCTACATTCATAGATTTGATAACTGCATACCTTCCTTGAAAAGACCAATAAGAATCAAACCCCAAAATCTTTTTATCCATAAATAAGAACTGTGAATATAAATCCAATGGCGACTTTGTTATCGGAGAACCCGTCAGTATTCGTTTGTACTTCGCTCCTTCAGCAAATTGTATTAGTGCCTTGGTTCTCTTCGCCTTGATGTTTTTGATTGTGGTGGATTCATCAACGGCTACTAAATACTTACTTCTATGTGTGAAGGTGTCCAAGAACTTGAAAATTTTTTTAGTCGCAAAAGCCTCAACATTGACTAATAGTATTCGTAAATGGGATCTCGCTTCATGACCCACGGAGCTTTTCAACTGTGTTGTTTCTTTCTTGTTGAGATTGGACTTCCATATATATACCTTTGATGATATGTCGTCATGAAGATGACCAGGTATCTCATTGTTCTTCCAATTCGTGTAGACACCTTTCGGTGCTACAATGATAGCCGTATCTATTTTCGTGTTCCAATACAACCATGCAATATTATCAATGAGAACTTTTGATTTACCACACCCCATCTCCATGAAGTATGCAAAGTTTTCTTTGTCATAACTTCTACGGAGTGCTTCTAATTGATGCTCATAGGGTGTAGTCTTGAAGATAAAACTCATTTACCTGCCTTCATTAAGTTCTTTTTAAAGATAGATAATACATCTTTATTCTGGTCAGATAACCCAGAGTTTCTTTCATTCCTCTTATCTATCCTTCTTTGAATCTCATGACACGCCCACACTAGACCACAGTTCACGGAACAAAAGAACCCAAACTTCATGATATACTTGCCCGTGAATAGCTCGTAGTTATATCTGATCTTACCCTCAATATCCGTAATCGGTATCTCTCTTTTAACTTTCAAGTTGCCCGTGTATTTTTCTCCAGGTTTCTCTCCAGACATTTTGATTATCTCTGGCTTACTAACCTTTTGACAGTTATAACACTTAACTTCTTTATTCAGTAATCTAGGACTTGCAATATCACTTCGTCTCATTGAGATCTCCTCTTAGTTAAACTGTCTCTAACCATTATTGCTACAGTTGCCGCGATAGTTCTATTATCTTCCTTGGCTATTCTTTTTATCTGCTCGTACACCGAAACACGGACATTTAAAGATTTGTAGCTTACATCTTCGTTATCAAGATCATAAACTTCTTCTGCATCTTCACTTACTTGATCTCTTGGAATGATGCCATCAACATAGTCTCCGACTTCCTTGTCGATACTATCTTCCCAAAGTCCTTTAACTTTTCCCATAATATCTCCTATTATTAATTATAATTACTTATATATACCTAATGTATGGGAGTAAATAAGTCAATAGGTATAAAAACTTTTTTTATCTTAACTGCCTACACATAGAGTTTCTGTCATATTTTTTTGTTTACTAAAATTTTTTAAAAATAGGTGTAACTAGTGTAACCTTGTAACCAATAGCTTCAAACCCTTGGTATGCTTACAGGTGTTGGTTACACTTTGGTTACAGATGTTACAGTTTAAAGCCGACCGCGTCATTTTTTTTCCTTTTTTTATTGATAAAATATGGGAGAAACCTTACTATGGGGTCATGCCATTGACTAATAGACAAAAAACTTTTGCTAAACTTATTGTAGAAGGAACATACTCTAATTCTGAATGTGCTAGACAAGCAGGTTACTCTGAAGGTCAGGCCAGAAAGACTGCGAGTTTGCTTCTTAATGGTAGAGATTTCCCTCTGGTGGTTGAACACATCAAAGAACTTCGTGAAAACTATGAAAAGAAATATGGGGTGTCTCTTATGGGTCAGTTGAAAAGGTTTGCAGATCTCTCCAGAGGTGCAGAAGAATCTGGTCAGTTTTCTGCAGCCGTTAATGCAGAAAAGTATAGGTCTGCACTCGGTGGTCTTGCCGTTGATCGTAGGGAAACAAATGTAACTCATAATTTAGACAAACTTTCTCGTGAAGAGATCATTGGTCGTCTTGCAGAAATAAGAAAGAACTACCCCTCTGCATTTGAAGGCGAATATAAAGTGGTCGGAGAGAGTGAGGAGGTAGGATCTCTCCCCGACCTGGGTAAGTAGCAATTCCCGATATTGCTCCGTGCATTTCAAACATAGATTAAAAAACACAGAAATGTCAACCTCTTGGTTCTTGATAGTTTGAATTTATGATGATTTCTTCTGTATCATCTTCATTTAATTTAGATAAAATGACATCATCATAACCTTGTTTAGTCCAACTATTGTAACTATCCAAAGCATCTTGGTAGTGGACAAAAGCATCATCAACACCACCAACCCAAACAAGATATCGCCAACCTTTCTCATATTCATTGAGTTCCATTTTCAATCTCCTTCTTAATTGCCAATCCGATTAACATTGCATTTTGTGGAACGATTGCATTACCTAATGCTTTGAGTCTGTTTGCACGATCTTTTTGATCTACAATTATTCTTGGGACTCCTCGAGGCTCGTCCAACCAATAGGATACCCCATTA